AGTGACTTGGATGTTTGGTGTTGTACCTGGTCCAGCAAAATTTGGATCATATACAACACTATATCCTGCTATCGGCGCAACAATGTTATCAAAGCTAATGGTTCTATCGGGCATATCCGCTTTGATAACTCCGTCAAATACTCTAGGGGTAACACTTGGAAGGTTTGATACAAGTCTTAATCGGAATTGAAAAATTCGTCCCGTGAAATCACCGATAGTAAATTTTCTCCAAGCGGTCCACTGGTCCGGCGATCCCTCAGAGATAGGATCAATCACGTCAAGACTTACCCAATCTGCCATTACGTTAAATGTTTCGGTTGAACGATACTGTGTTTCAACATCCCACTCACTGACTCGCGCTGTTGTCATGAATGTGACCGCATCAAGAGTTAACCAATTGGCCATTACATCATCTTCAGAGTATCCTTCAGCATCTATTAAAGAGGAAAGTCTAACCTCATATATCTCACCAACATCTAGGAAGTTTGCGTAGTAGTAATACCCATCGGAGTAGTATTGACTAGCAACTTCTTCTTGAAGGATAAGGGCATCGCCAATCTTTATTACTTGATCTTTTACCCCCGTTACTGTGGGGAAGTCGTTCGTTTCCTCAATAACATTTAAGTTAACGAGATTAGGAATTGATGTTACAATACTCGCCGCTATTTCAGATTCATTACCGTTCCAATCAACTGCTTTAATATAATAAGATCCTGTCCTTGCCTGGACACTACAAAGGGATGTGTTTCTATCGACGACTTGGAGGGGGATTGAGTTCTCCCACGTTGCGGATAGTTTAGGTGAGTAACGAATTAAGTAGTAATCAATGTCACAATCGCTCACCAACCGCCAATCAAGCTGTAATGTTTCATTCAAAATATTAGCGAATAGGCCATCAACATTTGTAGGGTAAGCGGTTTTCAATAATGGTGTTGCGTTTACAAATCCTACTTCACCAAGAGTTAACTTCGTCCCTGTTGATGCCACACCAATTACTTTAAAGCTGTGTTCGATATCAAGGTAATCTTCATTAGCAAAATAACGGTAGGAAGTAACGGTACTGTAATCAGTCAACTCATAACCGTTACCTTTGTTCACATAAATTTCATAGCTTTCAACCACACCACCTTCTGGCGAACCCCAATCGAGATCAACGAAATACGAGTAAGCACCGTTACGACACATCCAAGTATTATCGTCTACCAGTAGGTTAGTAACTTCACTCGGCGGGGCAACTTCTGTATCGATGGATGTAGATATCTGCGGATCATAGTCGGGAAGTGTATCCGTAGATTCCGCCGTATAGATGGCGTCGGCCTTCTCCACTAACGTAATCTGTGCGCTTAGATCAGCGTTTGGCATGATGGACTTAACAATGCAATCAATCGTGATGGCATCGACCTCGCCCCAGATAAGTAAGTCACCTACTCCAGGTACAACACCATCAACTGTCATATTTGTGGTCGAAGTTATCGTCATAGTGTCGGTAACTATCGCCCCGGTGTTTGAATTTCTAAAAGTATAACCATAACTCCCACCACCATCTACTAGGCCGTCATCAACTTCAACATTACTACCAGCTACGGACTTAACCCTGGCGGGACGCCCACCAGCTTTCATCACATCGTACTGAAGTAAAACGTAATCTCCACGAGTACAAACAAGGTTTTCAAAATCTACAGTTAACGTAGTATTTTCTTGTCTCAGTTTCGCCTGTGCCAACATATAGCGACCGTATCTCCAAGCTTGCTCCTCGTTGGAACAGGCGAAGGTGTTGAACTCCTCAAAGGTTGTTGCCGTAACAGCGTCATACCCGTCGGCGTAAACTATCGCTTCTCTGATACTCCAATCATCATTTCCGTCGATATATTTAACTTTAAAAGCGTGAGGTAATTCAGAATAAGTTCTCGAAGATGTAAACGATACGCAATTCCTGGGAGAGAATATTTGAACGGGAACGGTTTTCAGTTTATCAACTAAAACCCCATAACGTCCGTTTATTACGTTTAACGATGCTTGAGCGGAAGTTGTTACCTGACCTATAACTGTTTGCAAAGTAGCATTGTAATCTAAGACGAAATTACATTCGAATCGTGATCGTTCAAATGTTGCCCCTGGGGGAGGTGTGGGGACTTCCTCACAAAACGTCGCCCAATCAAGAATAGAATCTGTATCCAATCTTGTTTTGGAAAGAGCACGTTTGTTAGGAGAACCTGTTAGTAGATCGGCAAAAACCCATGCGGGATTCGTAGTTGCTTCCAGTATCCATTCGGTCCCATTGAAAACAGGGATAATGGATTCACAAACCGCCGATAAATTACTAACAGATCCATTGAGTTGATCCGTTGCTTTGATTTTAACTTCCAAAAAGCAATGTCGGTTTTCGGTTACAATTGGTTCACGGTCAAAACGTGTTGTGATCGATCCCCATACCATCTTGTCACGGATAGTAAACGTGTGGCCGTTATAAGATCGCGTTCTAGTTACTCGTATCTTTATTTGATTAGTCGATAACGGTGTGAACTTGACGGAACCATAAACCACTTCTGCGGAGTTACCTGTTATAGTTACTACACCACTTGTGGAATTTTCAATATCAAAGATGTCTGGGATGCTAACGGTGTCGTTGTGGTAGCTTGTAAGATTTGGCAAACCATCTCTTGTTTTAAAATAATCAGAAAACATCGTGATGGCGTAAGGTAGTCCTGTGTTTAATGTATATCTAAAATATGTTGCATCTATGACATCTCTTGTTTGTATCTTTCCAACGATGTTACCGCCGTGAGATATGTGGTCATTTACATTTATATATCGTGAAGAGACAAACTGTGTCGCCCCCTTGGCCAGACCGTAAGTTACATAATAAAAAATAGGTACGTAGTCCCCCCAAGATATCTTCTCTGCGAAAAGCACCCCCAACGTACCATAAGCTTCATTTGGGGGGATCTCTTTACTAGAAAGTGTTGAGTAATTATTGTACGTGGTGTTTGTATTAGCGTTTCTAACTGAAGGATACATAGGAACGGTCTTAGAACTAACACCCGTTATATCCCCAACCGCTGACCAAGATTCACTATCTGTTTCACTATTAAAAGCTTTCCAATCTTCTGTGCCTACATCTGCGTATTGGATATCAAGTTCGACTGTCCTATCCGCACGATTACCGTTTGTAGCGAAAGTAGTTAGACCTTCAGGAAATGCCAGAAGTAAAGTTATATCTTGTTTATCCCCATTACCACTATCATCTGCGGATCGGGTTGCTTCGTACTCAGAAGGTAAAGCACCTGGATCGTTTTGATTAACATTCAATGCTACGGAAACATCCGCTTGGTTTACGTCACCTTTATAATAAACGAACTCTTTATTGAGTGCTTGGTCCCAAGGGTATATTCCTTGGTAAGAAGTCCCTACACCAGTTTCATCTACTAGAACCGAATCTACATCGCTGTAGGTGACTTGAGTTGCGTTGTCAACCGTTACTACTCTTACTAGTTTATTATTTTCTGTCGTTGCGAAACCACCAAGCTGTAAATAATATCCGTCTTTTAGATTTTCTGTGAAGTCACCTGTGGACCTGGTTATCGTTTTTGCTGTGGCGTCGATGGTTAAATTAGTTGTGACGTTAATAACTGGATCAGGTTTATTAGGATCGACTAATCTGTAGTACGCATTGAAATACTCATTAAAAGATGTATCACCTATTTTCAACTCTTCCACATTGAGAGGTCCGTAACCGAAATCATATATCGCATGGAAGTTTTGAATTATTTCCCCGTTCTCGTCAGCGATTAATTCTGTATAAGCATTAGCGGCCACGACAGGAAAGATTTGATGACGTCCATAAAGCCTTGGAACGGTCCCGTATTTTTTAACTCGATTCGATTGACCAGTAATGGAGTACATTTGTGAGTCAGCGTAATCGTATGTAGCACCTGTTCCGCCAATACCTGTATCAGGTGGGGGGATTAAAGCACTTACTAGTAGTTGCGTACCAATGGCCGCACCAACACGAACACCAAACGCTGACCAAAACCCCCATTCCGCACCAACGGCCCCCGCAGATGCTCCTCCCGTGGCGGCCGTGGCGATCATGACCGCAGCGATAACCGCTATCTGACCTAGTATCCTACCAAAATCTCCGCCCTTGGGAGTTATAGCAATAAGAACAGAAGATGAATCGTGAGGAATGGTAAACTCCCACAACTCTCTTTCAATGATATAACCATCAACTAATATCTCAAAGTATTCACGTAACTTAGAATCGTCTTTACCAGATTCAGTTAGAATCCTATCAAATACCTCATTAAGATTTTCACCAGCTATTCGTGGGTAATCAATCTCATGAGAGTTTAATGCATTAGGTCTGAATTTTATCATGTCTGAAAAATCCTTCTATTCGTTTTTCCCATTTTGCCAGTTTGTCTATGACACATCCAGTTTTTTCCATCGTATGAAGAAAAGAACCTTCACCAACAAAAATTCCAATATGGGAAGCTATTCCATTAACCCTAAATACAATTATATCACCGAACTCAGGAGAGTTCACTTGTCTAAACTTTTGCTTCTCTATCTCAATTAATCTTGAAACATTTTGCTTATCACTAGGATCATCATACGCAATAACATCAAGATCAAGAAACATGATCTTTCGATAAAATAGTTTTGTAATCTCCCAACAATCAAACGACCTATAAGGTAGACCAATAAGGTCAGTTAAATATGTCTGGGAAATTTGAGGGTGTGTATTTCTCACCTGTCATCTCTGTGTTTAAGAAGTCATCCATAAACAACCGCGCTCTAACCTCCGATTGATTGTAGCTGACATCTTTTATTTTTAACTCTCCAAGTTCTATCTCTACATCGTCAGGAGCGGATGCCAACACCATCTCTATCGTGACATCAATATAGTCTGTGACCGTTCGCATTTCTTCGATAAGTTCAAGAGATACGTTATCAAATTCCATCGTTACTTCTCTAAGTGATTCACCATCGTCAGTGGGGAGAGTCATCTTCATAGGGAAAGGAAGATAGACGTTTCCTCTTGAAGTGATCTGTTCCATGTTGTTTACGAAATACAACACACCAAAGGAAGAGTGGGTGAGAGTGACGAGCATTAGAAACGGATCGTCAGATTCCTGAAAGTATAGTTGTGAAAGAAGATTGTTAGATAAGTTTCTCATTCCATTTCACCAAACATCCATTGAGCAAGTGCGGCGATGTATGATCCTTCATAAAGCATAATTTTAAATTCAGATACAAACATCGCTTCAATAGGAGCGATCACCCATAGGTAAGGATAGGACCAGAAGCCGCGAAGGATTCCTCCTCCGTTTTTCGCTTCCCTAAATTCCATAGGAAGTCCACAAACGATACATTTTCTCCACTCGCTTTGTGTCATGGCATTTCTTCCCATTGAAAATTAAGACGAAATATTCTACCACCTAAAGGTGTTATTGACGGTTCTTTTACGAAACGGAACTCACTTTCAACCCCTGTCATGGGGTGGTCGTAGTTGAAGGTTTTTACTCCGCCCGATAGTGTGGTTTTGAAGAAGGTGCTGAATGTGATGTAATCGTCGTAATCCATGTCGATGGTACAAGAAAACTTGTCGATTCCTTTGGTGAATCGTTGGCGAACTTTTTCAGGGCCTACGTCCATTTTTGATCTGATAATTACTGATCCAAACTCTTGAGTGAAACCCGCTTGGTTTAATAAATCTTGTAACGCGGCGGGGAATACTTGTGCCATTACCGTCCTCTCCTACTTATTCCATATACTTCTTTAAAGGTTCTATCCATACGGCCATCACCGATTGCCGTTTTTACTTTATCTACAATTAATACGTCGATTCGTGTTTCCCCGGAAGGCCCGACGGTTTCTTGAGTTTCCGTTTCGGTTCCGCTAGAGTTGTTTATCACGTTGACAACTGTGCCTCCGCCTTGGGATTGGACACCGAGTTTGCCGTTCGCTCCTCTAGTTAAAGGAAGAATAGCTTCTGGCCCTGCTTCACCCATAAGCCCCGCACCGTTGGCCATAGGAAATAGGGTGGGGTTACTGACAACCCCACCCCGAGCAAAAGGAAGTATATTTCCTCCATGAAGCACACCACCTTTCGCAAGCGGTTGTGTTAGTGGACCTAATAATTGTGGAGAAGAAGAATCAAACAAACCACCTACCGCGCCGGCGAGAGGTCTTATGATTGCTTGGCGTATAGCTATTTTGGCCATGTCATCTAAGATGGCATTTGTTAGTTCTCTAAAACTGAATTTACCTTTTCTGACAAAACTAACCATCTGATCTTCTAAAGAACTAAACGCGCTACCCACACCTTTAGCGATATCCCCCGCCATAGTTCCAAACTGGTTTCTTAAAGATTGAACCCCTGCTTTTAGACCGAACATGATTTCTTTACCCATTGACATCTGTTCAAAGGCCGCAGGGATTTTAAGTAATGCCTGGTTATATTCTATGAGAGACATTTTACCTTCATTAACTTTTTTAGTTAGTTCGTTAATTTTGGATCTCTCAATTGCAGATTGATATTCCGCCAGTGTTATTTTTCCTAATCTGAATTGGGCGTTAAGTAGAATCATTCCTTCTAATAGCCCGCCTTTCTTTTTCCAATCTATTTTCTTCCGAATCTCATCCGCTATCTCTTTCATTATATCCGCTGGGGATTTTCCTTTTTTCTCAGGTTCAACTGTAATGCCTTTAGCAATTAAGCCTTTCAACCGTTCCACTTCGACATTAGCTTCATATATGGCCTTAGCGGATTTAGCTATTTTATCAGGATTAAGCCATTTCTGTATTAAACCGCCCCCCTCTAAAGCCTTTACATCTTGAAGCATTGTCTTTTTTAAATTCTTTATAGATCCTTCAACCTCGGCAAGTTTTTCAGTTAAAGGACGAAGGTGCCGTTCTTCAGCTATCTGCTCTCCCATCGCTTTTGCTGCCAACACGATCGCTGTCATTGCTGTGGCGATAATGTTTAACTTAGACGCCAAAGAAAGCGCAGTTATTCCTTTAGACAAGGTAGCTAGTTGAACTGCCAGAGTGACAATAACTTTGGAACCAACCAAAGTGGCCACCGCGAAAAATATTTCTTTCATATTATCAATTAACAATACCGCAAAAGTTTTGAATTTTGACGAAAGCTCAAACTCAGTATTAAGTTCGTGTAACTTTACCCTAAGAGTATCAAGGACAATGATCGTTGATTGCTCAAAAGTCGTCCCTAGTTTTCCGGCATCCGCTTCTAAGGTTTGAAAGTTCTTAGAGAGGGAATTAATCATTACTTCACTGGTTATTTTTCCTTGCTCCCCAAGCTGCTTCAATTCCCCTTTTTGTACCTTTAGCGTATCCGCCAATAGCCCAGAATATTTGGCGTTAGATAGCATAACTGCCCGTAATTCTTGACCTTGTAGCCTTCCAAGACTTAATGCTTGCGTAAACTGAAGAAATGTGGAAGTTGCTTCCTGGGCACCCGCACCGGACAATCTCAAGGTTTGTTGAAGTGCTTGCGTAACACCCAACATTTGCTCCATAGAAAGTCCGGTTCCTTGAGTCGCGATAGCAACACGGTTGAAACCTTCAGCGATTGTACTTATTGGGGAGTTAGTATGCCTCGCGACAACCGCAATCTTCCCCATTATGTCCGTTGCTCTTTCGGTTGAACCGGCGAAAACTGAGATACGGTCACGAAGTAGCTGGAAGGTGTCCGCGGTTTTTGCCAATTCTCGAACACCAATTGCACCCAGAAAACCCCTGAAGGCCAAACTTGCATTACCTAAGTTATTAGATATTTTCTTGGTTTCCTTATTCAGAGTACCCATGCTTCTGGCTACTTTCTTTAACTGAGCATCGCCTTGAACATCTACCTTAATCTTTATGGTTCTAACTTGGGTTTGGTTTGGTGGCATTTTTCTTCTCTTCCTTGTCGTGGTGTTCTATGAACACACTATCAAGCCTTCGCATCAAATATAGAAATTCTTCAAAATCATCTACATTATAAATTGTAGCAAACTCCGCGATAGAAGTGAAAGGAATTGGTGATATAGACATCGAACTGCGGCATGTACTTAACTCGAAAAAGCAATCAATATAATACATGAACGGGGAAATATCAGGTTCAAGATCCGCCTCTTTTAGTTGATCTTTCAACTGTAGTATTCCGTAGAAGTCCTGCTTATCTTGCCATTTGTAGTACCAAGTCAACCATGCCGCTAAGAGTTTCCCAAATCTTCTTTGTAAGATTCCTGGGCGGAGGCGTATTCTACCACAACATCTAATAAATCGGGGAGACTTAGAAAGAACTCAACAGCTTTTTCTTTTGAAAAAGGTGTCAACTCTCCATCGATCTCGATCCCTTCCCAATCCAACACACATGAATCGACAAAAGCTTTTGCCATTACTTCACGTTCTTTCTCTTCTGCCAACAAACCCTTCTCAATCGCCCTAGCGTAAGGTTTATAATATTTGGCCATAGCTTTTTTGACCGCCGAGGAATTACCCCCACCAAAACGTGCTACGCGGAACTTAACGCCCTCTGAAAGTTCTAACCAAATACCCTCGGTTTCCATCTTCTTGTCTGACTTAAATGCCTTGTCTAAATTTGTTTTCATAAATGACTCCTTTGAAACTTCCATTCTAGCTCAACGAAAAACCCCCCGTCAAAAGACAGGGGGCTTCACATAGGAGTCACCAACCGCCGTGTATGAAAGCGATTAAGACCTGAAGATTTTTAAAGCAGATTCACCGTTTGCTCCGACTTTAGCTGTGCCGCTCATAGTCAAGATGACGTCTTGATTAATTCCAGCACTTACTGGATCGTCAAAGCTGACCTGTACTGCGGGCATATAGAAGGCGTAATACCCGTCATCGTTCTTTAGAAGAAAACCGATGGCAAAAGGTGTTTGTGTTAATTTCTTGGCAATGACTGACCAGTTATCATCTGAGAGATACGCAGAAATGGAAACTTCTATTTGTGCTGTTCCTTCAGAATAGTCCAAAGGACTTGTCCTGCCTATGCAGTTAGTCGGTGTCAAATTATTATTGAGAGAGATATCAACGGACTGAATACAAAACCCAGCTTCTTGGAAAGTACCTGTGGCACTTGAAGCGATGAAAGGCATATCAACGGAACCGTTTAAAGAGTTGGTTGTCGCCGCAACATTGATGGTTCTTCCATCAGTGATGAAATCGCCGGAAGCTTCTACATCGTCGTAACCGTTACCCATTAGGTTAAAGTTACCTGTGATAATTGCTCCGTAAGCTGCGGAGATAGAAAAACCTGAAGAGATCATGCCGTTATATATGATGGCCTTATCTGTTAGATCAAGAAAAGCTTTTTCCATTGAAAAAGATGTCTTAGTTGTTCCGATAGAAAGTTCATCTGCTATCTCATAAGATGTTCCACTTCCAACTTCATCAACCATCCCTGTAGGGCCTACGTAAGTGATCTGAGTGGTGCTATCAATTGAAGCTACCATAACCTCAACATTGTTCACGCTATTTGCAAAAGCAGTAAGTTTAATAAGATCACCAACTTCGATATCCGCGTTCCAATCACCCAATGCTCTAACAAGTACACTCGTTGCCGCGGTGATTGTTAAATCAACTGCGACCGCAGCACTCACCGCCCAAGTGTTATACATGGAAGATTTGAAAAGTAGATCCGCGGCATCTTCTTTAGCGAGTTCGAAGTTCAAGTCTCCGCCTACAGACAATCCTGTGACGACTTGGCCACTAGACATTCTATCCGTCCTGATCTGTTGTGACTCAGTTGTATCAGGTGTGCCCGATAATGAATCAGAAGTGAAACGTGCTGTAGAAAAGTTCCCTGCTACCGGAACCTCACCATAGGTACTTTCCTCTATAAATGCTATTCTTACTTGATTTGATGATGACATGGTGTGTTACTCCTTAACTTAAATATTTAGATCCCTGTAAAAGTTTATCACTATTGATGCCGACGAAAACCCAGCGTCAAATTGAAGTGTTGCTCCCGCCTCAAAGTTTGGAGGGGTAACGCTCTCAATTATTATATCATTAATTCTTTGTCCTCGAAAAGCATTACGGATAACTTCTGTTCTGGCAAGAACATCCGCTGCGTTTGTAGGTGTTGTGGGCGCGACTACGTGGAGAAAAACGGCACCAAGTTCACGGTAACAACCTTGAGTGTTATCCGCCCCAACATTGATGGCAACTTCGGATGAACCAATATATTGAATCCCTAACCAACTATCTGTGTAAGTCAATGGCGGCGCATGTGAAGCGAGTATGTCCTGAATCTCGTCGTACTGGTTGGTAAGGTCAATAACATTTTCCGTGGCCAGATTAGTACCAATAAACGTCGCTATCTGTGTCCTAACGTATGCACTACTCATGTGTAAACAACTCCTTCAGATACTCCCTTCTCAGAAAAGTCTAACACGATGCTCGGATAAACGTAAGGCTGTCCCGCCCTTTTTGTGCGATTTCCTTTGCGATCTACCTCTTTATAAGAAGTTCTAAACACACCATTCCCACTAATATTTATCCCATCAAAACCGTTGGGTATAAACGTAAATTTAATAAAGTTGGCGATGGATTTATATTTGCTTCTCGCTATTCTATGCGCAAGGACGTAAGTACCGTTAGGTTTTGCCGCTCGCCCCCCAGGTGCTTTCTTGGCCGCTCGTGTTTTTCGTGAACCAATTCGTTTACCCTTACTTCCCCCACGCACTCCTTTGGAGTACCCAGCAAATTCTAATCTAGCAGCATAAGGTGTGACGTTAACAAATCGTACAATGGTGTTCGAAGGCAATCCTGTTTTAGCTGTGGTAAACATCCATGCCTTTAATTCCGCCAGATTGGTAGCTACAACTTTCCTGTTAACTATGACGTAATTGGAATCTCTATATTGTCCTGTATCAACTAAAGATCGTTTTGAGATTTCATTATAAATTTGTCCAATTGCTTCAATGGCATTTTGACGAGCGAAATATTCTATTTTACCAAAAGGCTTTACACCTTCAATAGGTCTATCCCATTGGTTGTCAACACGTACTCTAGGTTTCTTATCAAAACCTCTGGCCTGTTCTTCTCTTAGTGCTTGAGGAGCTATTTGGATTAGTGCTGTTCTTAGAAAGGTTTGCATCTCGGCTTCAGTAGCTTTTCCATTTAAGTCAGATTCAAGGTTCCACGCCTTTTGGCCCTTACCTGATTCACTGACTGAAATATCAAGCGATAAACCCATTACTCCGCCCTCACTCTGTACCCTGCGATCTCTCCTAAGATAACCATCTCTCTTATTTCGGTTATGGTTAGATAACCAAAATCTGCATCAATTAATTTATGGCCTCTTTTAGGAGCCCCAAAACTAACTGCGTCTAAATCTCTTTTAGAGATAACGAACTCCCGACCAATAGAGATAGATTCTTCCGGCCCCGCAAGGTTTCGGAAGTAATTAGCAGGGGCAGCGGTTATGTTTACTTGTAAAGCATTAGGGATATCGTGGAGAGTGATCGGTCTTGCTTGGACCGCCAATGCTCTATTAAATGCGGATACTAAATCAAACGACATAATTATCCTTTATCGCCCCTATAAGTGATCTCTCACTTCTGTAGAAATCGAGGACGTTGGCGTAGTTACCTATCAACATTCCAAACTTAGTTTTTCTCTCGTTGGTCTGTAAGCTGTAATCGTAATCAATCGCAATAGTCCCTGGAATAGAAACCCGTTGAACATCATTACCAAAGTTGAGTTCGACACCTGTGATCTTTTTGTTATATCTTTCCTCTACCAAAGAATAAGTAATTGATTTCAATTCATAAGGGATGGCCGCGTAACCCGCATCAAAAGCTATTTCAATTCTTGAGTTTTGAGAAAGTCCATAAAACCATGTCCTGACCATTCCTTCACACAACCTTCTAAACTCCCCCGACTCGTAATGTGCGCGGTAGTCCTCCGCTGTCAACACGGTCGAACTGTCAACCGCATCGGATCTTTCAATCTCTGTTACGGATGTGATGGTGGTTAAAGGGTAATGGTAAAGGAAGAGGCTATCGAGAGAATACCCATCATAAAAATCAGAACGATAATAAGTTTGAGTGTATGATGCTTCATTGAATTTTCGCCCGCAATAGTTTTCAATTGCTGCGGAAATTATATTAATTTGTTCCGTTAAGAATGTATCGTAAGTCGTCGTCAATGTTGGGATACCTAAATACGTTTTCATCTCATCAAGTGTAACTAACATTACTCACCTCTTATTTGTTTCTTCGTTCCAAACGAAATGAAATGTTTTTCGTTTGATAGTTCGTCAGGATTAAGAACTTCCTGACATCCTTCACTTTTAGGTTCCACGGGAAAATCGTTGAGTATTATCATATAACCTATATAAATTAATTCACTACAATAGAAAGCGTCGTTGTCGCCGTCGTAAGACCAATCATATTCTTTTCCGATGTATTCTTCTATCTTGCTAGAAACAGCATCTTCCTCCACTTGCGATGTATTTTTAGGTCTAACGATTTTGTAGTTTGAGGATTTTCTAAGTCGTTCAAATACTGAGTTTCTAATAACTCCCCGGCCTGTTGCCTCCACGATAGTATTAAAATCGGTAATACGTGCGGCATGTTTCCAATATCCTTTTATAAACAAATTAGCAAAGGCCCAATTTCTTCTAGTAAGAAGTATCATCCCTTTATTATCTGAGAAAAATTGAATTTCCTTATCAGTAATATCTGAATCCTTTATAGGGAAATTAATCTTGGAAATTATCTTTCCAAAAGTTTTAGATAAAAATGCTCTATAACAAACCATAATTCTTCCTTAAACTAATCCGAGATATATCTCTAAGCGAAGTTTAAATTCATCAATTTCTTCTTGAGATATGTTCTCGTCAGCAACCATTGAACTTATGGTAGCGTACAATACGGTTAAACTCCCTGTGATACTGGCATGAATAAGATCAGGATATGTGTTAAGTAACGTGCCGATCTGTACAGGAGTTTTACCTAGGTAAATATTATTAGAAGCAAATTTCATTAAAAAGTCATTCCCGAATTTTACCGCAGGAGTCATTACGTTTTGTTCAATCCCATACCTAACCACATACTGGTTGGCGGGGCCGTAAGAGTTAACAATCGCAGTTAACTCATCTTCTTCTGCTGACAATAAAACCTCTGATATAATAACTTCAACATTATCTACTGGAGCAGTTCCGTCAGCGTTTATCTTTACATAAAGTCCTTCAAACTTAGGACGTAATGTTGAATTAAACGTAATCATCTCATGTAGTACATTAGCGATAACGTCTTTAGTATATTTATATGTATGGCTCATAACTCTGCCCTCCACCATTCTAGACCACCATAGTGAACGTAGGCAGTCTTAGTTCCCCCACCTCCACCAATGTCCGGTTTAAATTGCAATCGTAAATCAATAGATGTGCCTGTTGGAGTGAAATAGAAGAAACCGGAACTTACAATTTTCTGGTCGCTCCCTGCATCTTTCGCTTCTTGAATCAATTCCCCTACTGGGGTGTATCCACTGCCTTCATCAATTTGTATTTGAGCATGAAAGTTTGTAGAGGACGTATTCATTGCCCACACAATAAAAACACCAATGCGGTATTTCTTATTAGCTTCACATACTACGCTAGTATGCTCCAAGTATGTTTGGTATGTGGAGGTTGAGCTATTAGAGGCAAATGTATCGTCGTGCTCCTCTGTGGCCGAACAACCAAAGACATGAGCAGTACGCTTAGTCGCTTCCCACTGAGAAGTTGTTCCGTTATAAACTGCCAAATCTCCATCTACTGGAGTACCACTTGGGGATAAAGCATTGTCCGCTTTAGTTTCCATATCATCAAGGTCAACTGCTTGAGTGACCGTTATGTGTCCTAATTTAGTTTCTTCTGCCGGAGTCTTCCACTTTCTAGTTGCTGTCTCTGCGATGTCATCAGCATCCGGCTTATTTAATAGATCATCAAAGTCTATCTGGGTAGAGTCAACATCAATTGTTAGGACATCTCCTGCATCGTTATAGTTAACTAATGCTTTAGAGGAACCTGCTTGAATTAAAGCTCCAACTATATCCTCAACGTCTTCTGCCGTTACTCCAGTAGAGTAGGTATCTATCGTCCCATCTTGCCGAAGAACCTTCAAGGTGTTGTTGTGAACGAATACCTTAAAATACCCAACGTCTAAATCGTTGGTGGGTATTGCCGATTCGCCCTGTAATCTTACGACTCCCATAACTTCTCCTAGATAATTGCTAGATCACCTTCTATATGAATCTCACTATCTGTTTCCATAAACAATTCCCCAACGAGAACCATTTGTCTGTTCAAAGGGATTGAAAGGGTTTCCCCTGAAAGTAATTTCTTCCAAGAGAAACCCGCTTCAATTCCATTAATCTTTTGTTTAAGATCGGTGGCCTCATCGAATTTGATATCTTCGGCATAGGGAATATATTCAACCGGCTGATCGAACTCCTCCCCATCCTTTTCCCATATCGCAAACTTCGGATTACCGACCATTACTACTCCTAGATGTTCTTCTTGATTGGTCGAACTTCTACATACAAATCTGTAGCATTTATCGCCACCCCTGTTTGGATTACGTAACTTCCACTCCCTGAAGGGATTGAATTGACGTGATTAGTGCCGTCCCAATAATAAACATCGCCCGCAGTAGCAGCACTTAATATCCCATTAAGTCTTGTATCGTTTGATAACGACTTAACCGGGGAAGCCGCTGCGACGGTAGCATTAGCAAGCCCTACAGCTTTGTGATACGTAGTGATCGTATTGTAAGAAGCAAGAGTGTTGGCCGCGCTTACATACATCAAGTCACCTTTAGAAACACCGGCGGAAGTAAGTTCAACACCACGTTCGCCAAGTAGTCCGTAAAGTTCTTGTAAGCTTCCTTCAACATCGGTTTCAGAAGTATGTCCTCCGGCATCTGCAATCGGTACGTCACCAGCGGAAACCTGGTTAGCTCCAACACCCCAATCAACCATAAGAGCATTGATACCGTCAGCTTTAACATTTAAAGAACCACCGGCAAATTCAATAGAGATATCGTCAACTTCGGAAGTCTTGATGTAATCTTCTACAAGTTTACCATCGGAAATACTTCCGGCGAGCATTGCATCGGTAATTCCAAGTGCTTTAACTTGAAGAGTGTCTGTCGCGATTTCAATTGAACTGTCGTCAACATTAACACTCATAACGCCAGTTGAATAAGCAAGTCCGTCTCCCGCTAGTGTAGGCGCAACTGAGATTTCATTCCCAGAAAGTTGAAGGCCGTCACCCGCAGTTGTACTTTCAAAAGTCTGCTCAATCCAGGCCGCGCCATCATAAGTAAACTGTGATCCTGCAACATCTTCAACGATAACTGTGTTACCCGCCGCAGGGATTGTGTAAGACCATGTGGCCCCATCGTAGTCAGCTATTTGATCTTCTTTACCTGCAAAGATACCAGTTGCAGTTGCGATAATCATGTAGCGTTCGCCACCGGTTTCACTTCCGGTAGGAGCGGTAACTCTTGTATCGACAGAAGGAAGCCAGTCAAATCCCAACGCGAGATCATCAACATACTTCTTATCAATCAAATCAGTGTCAGCACTAAATGTAGGATGCGCATTATACTGAATGATTCCAGTAAAAGGTCGCGTTCCGTCTAGTAATGGAAAAGCGGTATGCGCGGTAGAGGCGGCAACACCGGAAGTGGAATCGTGCGCAACGTCAGAAGCATCAACCATGCTTCCGTCAATCTTTCCGCCCGAATCAAGTTTTACAGGTTTACCGGCATCTCCGGCCCCTGCGGATGCATCTACGAACTCACTCGTTAGATAACCTAGGACTTCTTCGTATTCGCCTTCCGGCCCGACTTTTAAAAATTTCTCACTCATATCTTAACCTCTCCTGTTAACGGATCATAGCCCCATTTCTCAGAGGCAATCCCTAATTCTTCCTTGAGCATTTTATTATACTCTTTTCGTTCATCTCTTGCCCTGTTCAACTCTATCAGTTTATCACACATTTGTTTCTCAAGCAAAAGTATCTGAGCGGATTTGGTTCGCTTCAACTGCTCTAATTGTGACTCATACGCCATCACTTTGTAATTGTGATTGTCGAGAGTTAGCATCTCCGTTTCGGACAATTGCCTAAACTCCTCAACTACTTTTTCTTCTTTCTTTTTTGTTTTCTTTTTCGTTGCTTTCTTGGCCATTTATAACCTCACTGTTCGTTGTCCTTTGGACATTAAAAATTCCGTTGCTGAATATGGTTGACCTAACTTTAGAACGACATGCCCACTTGCGGTAGGAATTGTTGTCGTCACTAAACCAGGAGTTCCGTCACTTAAATAATACTCTTTTGACACGTCAAGTCCAGTGAAGATGCCCGGCGTGATACCTAGAACTCTTATGTTGCAAGTGTTCACTGTAGGTTTTGATTCCACGGTACCAATGACATTCGAGTTGGCCAGGGAATCCGCCAGGGCGTTTTTGGCCGTACCATTCGCTTGCATCACAACCGCCGCCGCGATGTAAACACTTCCTTCACATGGGACATTCGCTATAACAACATTCGCTCCGCCGACCGCAGAAGGATCAACCAAAACATCTTTATTCGAATCAAATCCTTTTAGCTTTAAACTCATACGATCTCCATTGATTCTTCAACTCTCAGGTAAATCGCACCTGTTCCAAGTGACTCCCCAACCCGAACAACAAATTGCCCAGGAGCGGTTGGGGCGTTTACCCCGATAGAACTATCTGATTGGAGATAAAGTGGTTCGTTTACAGGGAAGCTATATCCTGCATCTTCATGGATTCCCGAAACTAATATACGAATAACATTTCCCGTGGTGATAGTATCAAGAGCGATACCAACAACTTTAGAATTGCCGTAAGTGTCTATGGTAGCAAGAGAAGCGGTTGTAGAAGAGTCGAGGCGAACTAACTCTCCCGCATCAATATCTTCCGAAGCGATTTTTTCCAGCACTAATTTAGTTGCCTTGTCAACAACGCCAGAAGGGTAACTCCCTCCGCCGCTTACGAAGTAATTATTTATGGATTCTTTTATAGAGGGAATCGATATTTCATTTGTCTCTAAGGAAGTTCCATCACTGAAATAAAATACCAGATAAAAACTATCTTCCTTTTCCTCTATTTCAATGTTGGTTACGAATGGTGCGTCTTGACCATCTTTTCCGTTTAGGCCATTTATACCAGGAACCCCAGAAATACCTGGGGAACCTTTTAACCCCACACCAGGAGGGCCTTTTATGTTACCTACTGATATCCAACCCATTGCTTCCCCGAAATGTGAGTTTGACCTTTGTGATGACACTGTAGTTAAAGGTCGTTATTGTAAAAAACATTTTAATATAGCTAAGGCCCAGCTTAAAGCCGACCAAGCACAAGACAATCTTAAAATACTTGAAAAGATATACACACATGTAACTGTGAAGAGTGTTAAAGGCTGTCATATATGGCAAGGGCAGCCTAACGAAAAAGGATATGGGAGATCCACAGTTAATGGTGTTAGGATGTATGTACATAGAATTGTCTACGAAAGAACTAGAGGCGTTGTGGATTTTGGCAAAATGCTCCACCACAAATGCGGCAATCGACTTTGTGTTAACCCGGAACACATAGAAGTGGTTAGTCATCTTGAACACGGGAAAAAACATTTGTCGTGGAGAGGGAAATAAATCTACACCCACTTATACACCTCCCCGGTAGAAATATCTAAATATAGCTGGTCATCCTCCCCTTCTTCTATAGGGGGAGTATCCCCACATAGAAAAATTGGAGCGGATTCCCCTTTTGCACCTTTTGCACCTTTATTCCCTCTAGGGCCTTTGACTTTCAAGCTGTCAATTTCTTCTTCAGTTAAATCAGTGAACTTCAATTTCAAGGAGCTCACTTCTTCATCTGACAAATCTGTGAAACGTAATTTAAAAGATTCTTTTGCTTCATTGAAAAACGTATCAAGAACGGAAGTTATCTCTTCTCGATGTTCATCAATGTTAAAGCCTTTGCCTCTCTGTCCTCTAGGGCCTTTTATCTTTAGGTCGTTTTTCTCATCCTCAGTTAAATCAGAGAATTTAAGTCTAAGAGATTCTTTTTGATTATTAACGGTTTCACTGAGGATATCTAAAATACGTTCTTCATGTTCGGAGAAAATAAAATCCCGACCACTTAATCCTCTAGGGCCTACAATTCTTAATTGTTCTAAATCTTCCTCAGTTAAATCAGAAAATTTAAGTTTTAAAGAATCTCTCTCACTATCAAAGATATCTGATATCTCTTTAAATATATCGTCTTTATGTTCATCGAACTTAAAACCACGGCCTCTCTGACCTCTAGCACCTTTCAACCCCAATCGTTCTTCAACGGTCAGGTTTTCAAATTTCAGTTTTAAGGATTCTTTCTCATCTTCCGTTAAATCGGAAAACTTCAGTTTTAAATCTGATTGAATATCTTCAATTTCATTGGATATAATTTCAAGGATATCTAAACGGTGCTTATCAAAATCAAAATCTTCCCCGTCTAACCCTTTAGGGCCACGCAAACCGCGCCGGGATTCAATTGGAATATCTTCAATTCGTTTCTCAATGAGTGCGTTGATTAACGCAAGTAATTTTGAATCCATTAAAAACCTACTGCGTGTGTAACGAGTTTAGTTTTATATTCTTTTCTCTAGATAGCTTACCACAGCTTCATCTACTTTTTTCTCTTCTTCAGACTTCTCTACAGGCTTGGGGGTTTCTTTCGATTTTATCTGCGCGTCCAACACCTCATCCATCCGGTCAATTGGTGTGAAATTATTTGTAGCGATATAGTAACGATCACCTTTTTCATAAGGTGCCATTCCCTCTTTCAACCTAATTTCATTTGGCGTGATCGATCCCGCTTGCATCATTCGAGAAAAATATTGTGAACGGGTGTCCATGTCACCTCGGAAGATGGCGTAAAGATCCATCTCACTTCGTCGCCCGTCAAACTGATTAGCTAACAATTTAATGTCAGCTTCCATTTCAAAGTTTCTCGCCCAGGCATCAAGAGTGTCTACTGCGACTTCAAGGTTAGCGTGTTCAACATTGTTATAGCTTGATGTTTCGGCGTCATATAATTTAGTTGGGGGAAGTCGTAAGAATCTAGCAACTTCAAGTACGGAAAATTTACGACTCTCAAGAAATTGCATTACATCTGGTTGGAAAGAAATTGGAGAGTATTTTACACCCTCTTCCAATACCGCAGTACCTCCCACTTTTCGGCCATCGTGAGATGTATTCCAAGATTCTTTTAATCTCTTGGCCGCTTCTGAGCTTAATGCGCCGTCAACTGAAAGGACGCCGGAAGGCATCCCGCCATTAGCAAATAAGGAATTAGCAAATTGATCCGCTCCAAGAGCTATACCAAGTGTTTCGGCGGCATAGTGCGCCAACCCCTGGCCAACCAAACCGTCGGTTGTATAAAAGTTTTTGATATGGAACATATCGCTTGCGGGAATGATTGCATCACTACCAGGATAAGAAACTGATCCCTCAGTTATCCGGTAGTACAACTCTCCATCGATACGCGTAGGTTGAACGTATTCAGGCTTAATAGGATAAAGTGCTCTTACTCTCCCTGCGGTGTCTCTAACTATTTCAGCGTAACCGTTTCCTTTTGCTAAAGCGCATTGGATTAGAAACAGTCTGAAAGAGAAAGAGTTCATTTCAGGATTAGGACGAAGGCGTAACAATTCGGCCAAACGACCATCTTGCACGTTATTGTTCTTATCTTTAATCTCCCAAGGGAGTTTTGCTATCTGAGTGGAAATGTAAATAACACCCGAATAAAAAGCTGAAACCTTCATAGCAGATTCAGGGTTAACTGAAGTCCCTGCGTTCCATGTATAAAGATTACGTGTTACCGCCGGTTCTTCCGCGACGGACTTCTTTTTAGCAAAAAATGATTTCCATCCCATTATTTACCTGTCTTTTTATTTCTTTTCTTTTTCTTTTCAACTTTAACTTCTTCATCAATAACAGGTTCTTCGTCTTTTACTTCTTCGATAACTTCTTCAACGACAACTTCTTCTTCGACGACAGGTTCTTCAACTTTGATTTCTACTTTTTCTTCCACGACTTCCACAGGAAAGCGAGGATCAGGTAAGAACTCTTTAGCATCTTCAACGACTTCACAACCGCGCTTAATCCATCTTTCAATGAAGCCTTCTGGTTCCTCTTTGAAGTCATAAACTTTGCCTTCGACAAATAAATACTCATTATATCTTTTGGTTTCTCTAAAAAGAACTTTCATATAAACCTCAAAAGAAAAGGAGGAGGGCCTAACCCCTCCTCACAAAATTAAACTACTGGTTTCTTTTTGAGATCCATTGCAAGATACTCAACACCGATAACTTTAGCAGCGGCAGGATCGGTAACGTCAAGGCTAATCCAAGAAAAGCCGTTAGCGTTATCAAGTTGCTCAGGAAGAACTTCAAGTTCTAAAATCCCGTATGCTCCGCCTGTTCCCGCAGGGGCATAGTTAGCAGCGGCAACACTTACTTCTGTTTTCGTGAAGGCAGCGCCATCAAGAGACAAGAAGTAATGGTTGTCAATACTAAGGTCTTTTGAGGTTCCAGCGGCGGCAGCATCGTGCTGTCGTAGAGTTACATCTACAACACCGGCACCAGCACCAAAATGAACAACAAATACCATTCTATATGATTCATCAAATTTAACACGGGCACCAGTTGCGCCAGCGGCGTTAAGATCAGCAGGCTGTACTCCACTAACTACTTTTACTTTTTCACCGAATAAAGATTCCATTTTTTATCTCCTTAAATTGGGGAGAGTTTCCTCTCCCCTAAAAAATTATCTAGCTGCCAATGTTACGATACCACTCAATTTCTGAGCTCCAAACTCGGGAGAGATTGGCGCGCTGAAAGGACAATGGCCGTCAACTCTAATCATAAACTTGAACGCTGTGATGTCGCGATCAAAATACAAGTGAGTCGACATTGCTTGCTTCAATCCAGAAGTCTTGAGGATTGAATAGTAGTAGCTAAGGTCAGCGAAAATGATATCACCTTCGTCGCCGATTGCTTTCATTCCACCGAGGAGAGGAATAACTGGTCGTCCAAGTAACATTCCATAAGGAGTTTGATTCATTTGTGAACCAGGTGCCATATAGATGTAGTTACCCGCGCCATCCTGAAGCAATCTTAGTGCTGGTTCAACTTCTGGGTTGATGTACCATGCAGCACTTGATCGTGCAGAAGGAATCATAGAGGCATACATCTTAACGATGTTAGCAGCTACAACCGTGTCAGCGGTCTGTCCAGATTCTTTAGCAACGGTTACTCGGAAACCACTGTTAAGAATACCTGTTGGCTTTGCAACACCGTCACCTGAGATGATCGCGCCGTTTAGCTTATGGTTGATAGCTTCAGGGGCTATCATCTTAACGTAACTCTCAAGAGCGGAAGCATCTTCAAGAAGTTCGTCAGTACATTTTACAAGTACGCCAAGCTTATGAAGTCTCCAAGAAGCTTGCCCAAGCTGAATCTTAGATTCTGTGTACTGCCCGCCTTCTTCCATCCAATACGCCTGAAGCCCACCGTTCCAAGGCGTACTTTGGTCGATATTAATGGTAAGAGAGTTTCCACTTACTCTTAGTTGACGGGTTTTAGCGAGAAGTGACTCATCGCCATCTACTTTCTTATTGATTGCACTCATGAAATCTTCAGGTACTAGAAAACCACCGTCTTCCCCGTACTTCTCAAAATGAGTGTTCTTAAAACGCTTATCAAGATCACCTGTAGCGGCCTTCTTAACTGCCATGAAAAATTCACCACCGGACTTAAAACCGTGATTCTTTTGCTCACGAACTTCTACTTTAGCTACTGGAGTGCTTGCAACTTTTCTTTCGAATTTGTTGGCATCGGCGGTCATTGCAGCAATTTTTTCTTTTGCTTCAATGTTGCCTTTCAACGTGTCGTACTCTTCGCTAAGAGTGTTTACGGAGTCAATTTCTTCTTGCCCCATGTTTTCCATTCCTTCGTACTCGCCCAACTTAGCAACTATTTCGGCCAAACGAGCTCTCATTTCCTCAATTGTCTTATACATTTCTTTCTCCTTAAAGTTGTTAACCGAGGTTAAGCTGCGCGTTTAACGAGCTAAAAACTCCTCTACATTTTTCTTTAAATTATTAACCTGTTTCTTTACAAAGTCATCTTTCGATTTAATGTCAGGCATCTTGTTAATCCATTTTGCACGTTTAAGACTTGCGGCGATGTCAATAGATTCATCTTCTTCCATCTTTTTATCTACAAAACCAAATTCTAATGCTTGATCTGCATCTAGCCAAGTTTCCGCCGCTAACATGGTTTTAATCTCCGACCGATCTAATCCAGTTTTACGTCTATAGATGTTCACAAGTTGTTCTTCTACATCGTCAAGACGATTAATTGTCTCTTCCAAATCAGAAGCGTTTCCAAATGCCATCGTTAACGGACGATGTATCATGAATAGCGAACCTTCACCCATAACCACTTCATCCCCTGCTAGAGCGATGATCGAAGCTATCGA